GGGTCTTTCTTCATATCTTCAATTTTTTTAGCGGACTTTTCTAATTTTGATTCTTTGCCGCGAGAACTTTTGCTTGCATCTTTAAGAACTTTAATTGCTTTAGTAATGCCTTCTATCTTCTTGCTCATTATCTAAGCGCCTTGCCAAATCCTCTCAGTGCTACGCCGACTCCGCGAGGCTTCCCTCTGCGAACTCCACCTTTCTTTCCACCCTTGGCCTTCATGGCTGCTCCACCTTTGGCGTAACCTTTCTTGGCCATACCGCCTTTAGCGTAGCCTTTCTTATTCATGGCTCCACCCTTCTTGAATCCAGGTACGCCACGGCCCTTCAGAATATCCTTCTGTGTAACCTTCCCATCACCTGTCAGGTCAGGGAACTTACCTGCAGCACCGCCTTTCTTATAGCCTTTCTTCTTCATGGCAGCGCCACCCATGGCGTAGCCCTTCTTCAT